AGTCAGCACCTATAAAAAAAGAGGCTGTATTGCCTTGGTGGAAGAGATTTCTTTTATATTTGCTCAATCACTAATCAATTAAACCAATGATGACTATTCTATTAAAGCGCATAGAAGCGCTTGAGGAGAGGGTAAAAGCGCTTGAATCTAAGCGCTCTGCCTCTACCAAATTCACACCTCCATCTTTATCAGATGTAGTAACCTACATGAATGATGACTTAGTTTTAGCTAAGAAATTCTACTGCCACTATGAATCTAATGGATGGAAGGTAGGTAAGAATTCTATGAAGAGCTGGCGAGCAGCCGCAGATCAATGGATGGCGAGAGAGATTAACAATAAAAACACTACACAAGATGAGCAAAGAATTGGCCGCATTAGTACAGCAGAGCTTCAGTCGTTCACTAAGCGCTGAAGAGGAAGCTATCGCGGCATGCGTTAGCTCACCTAAATTAAGCAGTATATCCGAGCAAGAGTTCAGAGAGCTTATTGCTCAGGCTGCTGTAGTCAATAGCATTAAGAATCTACCATCTGATATCGAAGTTAACCTACTTCGCCAGGTAGCTAATCAAAGCTACTTAAGCGTAAAGGATTGGCAGAATGCTTTTCTTTACAATGCTATAGGTAAAGACTTCGAAAGAGTAGAAGCATTTAATCTATTCAGCATAGCTTTTATGAGCGATGTATTCAAGCGCTATCAGGAGTATAAGAGCAAAGTATGGCGAGAGCTTAACAAGGTGCTTATATTACCTGAAGCTGAGCCTACACACGTAGAAGCTACTGATCCATTAACTGCTCTGCACGCTGATGTTCAAAGATGGAAGGAAGGTAAAGAGAGCTGGGTAGAGATAGCTGCACCTTACAACTGTCAAAGGCTGTTCAGAAAAGGCATCTATAAGAAGTCTATGTGGGATCCTGAAGTATGGCAGCGCTTTGATGATATGGCTAAGGCTAAGACTGAGGCAAAGTTCAAAGCTTCTAACCGAGTAGTGTTAGGCCCATCTGCACAAGAGGAATTCGATAACTACCAAAAGATAGAGCTGAGTAGATTAATCTATATTGACATTATTAAAACTATAATCAAAGAATCATGATTCCATTCCACAAATCAATTAAATGCTATAGACTTTTCTACGGATACAAGCAGGAATACTTAGCCTATAAGTTGGGCATTGAGCAATCTAATTACTGTTTAAGAGAGCAGGGCATCAGCAACTTTAAAGAACATGAAATTGAGATACTTAAAGACTTGTTTAAGATAGAGATAAGGGAGGAAAAGTTATGAGCAAGTATATCTATGATGAGAATGGCAACTGTACTAATGGAGATGTCATATACTATAAAGCTGATGGAGTTACTGCTTATTACGAAGTAGCAAAGAATAAGCATGGATATGCTCGCACTTATCAGGTGCAAAGCTCAGTTATTAGTTCGTGCAAGCCATTATCTTGGCAAGAGGAAGATGTTACAGCAACTAAAGAAGAGGCTATAGCATTGGTTAAATCTGAATTAAAGCAGATGCTAATAAGCACTAACTACAATGGGCAGTTCGATGGCTTATTAATGGCTATGGGTGAGATTCCTATACCAGGTAAAGAGATAGTAACTGAAAAGCAATTAGCCTTATTCTGATTTATTTTCCTAATTTCTTCCACTAACATGTAGGTGTTAGTAACTAACTTAAAGAGCTCAGCACTACGCTGGGCTTTTTTATTAACCTTTATAATATGAATCTATTTAAGAAGAAGAAGGAGCAGATAGATTTAAACGCAAAGCTGCTACCTGAGTTATGCAGCACCTATGTAGTACAGTGGAACTACAGCGAAGATATCGGTAATGAGGCTATAATAGCTGAGAACATTCCGTTTATGTTTGATGCTCGCAAATGCGTAGGCATTCAGGCTGAGGTAGAGTTTAAAAGTGATGGTACTTATTATGTGGGCCAGCGCACTTTAGCTTTAATGCAAGGCATTGACAATCCAATGATTATAGATGTGCCATACAACGAATTTAAGAAGCATTACCAAGAGCTTAAATCTAATATAATTACAAATGATTACATCATACAGAGAGGGTAGAAATGTCATAGTAACAACCTGCAAGAGTGGGGATAAATTCTTAATGATGTCTGACGTGCACTGGGATAATCCTCACTGCGATAGGAAGCTCCTTAAAGCTCACTTGGATAAGTGCTTAGAAGAAAATATCTACTTCGCTGTTAATGGTGATTTGTTTTGTGCTATGCAGGGCAAGTACGATCCTCGCAGAAGTAAGAATGATATTAGACCTGAGCATAACGTAGCTAACTACTTAGATGCGCTTGTGAATACTGCGATAGATTATTTTAAGCCTTATGCTCACCTGCTTGTGTTTGTAGGCTATGGTAATCATGAGACAGCCATAACTAAGAACTGTGAAACTGATTTAATTGAGCGCTTTGTTAGTGGTCTTAATCGCGAAGTTGGCTCTAATGTTTTAGTGGGTGGTTATGGCGGATGGTGGATTCACAGAGTAATGAAGGGCAAGCAATCTTCTTTAGTGTTCAAAACTAAGTATTACCATGGATCAGGAGGTGGTGGAGTAGTGACTAAGGGAGTAATCCAAAACAACCGAATGGGTGTTATGATAGATGGCGCTGATTGTATTTGGAGTGGTCACGTTCACGAGCTTTATCACCATGCCGATATGGTAGAAGAGCTATCCTATGCTGCAAATGGTGGTTATAGAATCAACATGCGCTATGTGCATCACATTAGAACGGCGAGTTATAAAGAAGAATACGATGAGGGTTACATGGGATTTCACGTAGAGCGCATGAGACCTCCTAAGCCATTAGGTGCTTATCTGATGCAATTAGATTTACAAAGAGTTAAGAATGAACGTGTTGACACTTGCATAATTGTTCCTACATTTGTGCAATGGCGCGACAAATAGAATACAATTTCAAGCCACTAACAAGGCAATCAGAAGCACTTAAATTCTTATCTGTAGATTCTGATGTTGAAACTATCCTTTACGGGGGAGCTGCAGGCGGTGGAAAGACTATGCTGGGCTGTATATGGCAAATCTTGAGACGTTTAAAATACCCAGGTACACGCTCACTCATAGGCCGAGCTAAGTTAGATACGCTGAAAAAAACTACAATGGCTACCTTCTTTCAGGTAGCTCATGAGATAGGTCTAAAAGCAGGTGAAGATTTTATCTATAATCAGCAATCTCACATCATTAAATTTAGCAATGGCAGTGAGATAATCTTAGCTGATTTGTTTCTCTATCCATCTGATCCCATGATGACTGATTTAGGAGGGTTAGAGGTCACAGATGTGTTCATAGATGAGGCTACAGAGATAACTGAAAAGGCTTATAGTATTGTCAGCTCACGTATCCGGTACAAGCTTAATGAGTTCGGTCTTAAACCTAAGATTCTGCTCACTTGCAATCCTTCCAAGGGATGGATTTATAATCAATTTTACTTACCCTATAAGAATCAGAATCTGCCATCTCACAGAGCATTCGTGCAGGCGCTACCTGGAGATAATATACACTTACCCGATAGCTATGTTACAAGCCTTACCCGATTGCCTGAAGCTGATAGGAAGCGCTTACTTGAGGGAGATTGGGAATTTGATAACAGCTCAGATAGATTGTACATGTATGACGAGCTGATTAGATGTTTCAGAGAGCCAATGAATGTAGGAGAGGGATATATCACAGCAGATATTGCGCGTTTGGGTAAGGATAGAACTGTGCTCTGCGTGTGGAAGGGATTAAGCTGTATTGATATCATTATCTTAAAACAGAAGAGGCAAGATGAAGTTAAGGCAGAGATTCAGCGCCTAATGAATCAGCATGGAATCAAACTAAGTAATGTGCTTGCAGATGCTGATGGTGTGGGTGGAGGTCTTGTTGACAGCCTTCGATGCAGAGAATTTATGAACGGAAGTAAAGCAGTAAGAGGTAATCAGTACATGAACTTAAAAGCTGATTGTTACTTTAGATTGGGTGAGCTGATAGATAAGAATGAGATTACTCTGCCAATAAAGTACCAAGAAGATATAGTTAAAGAGCTTGAGTTAGTGAGACGTGTTGATCCTGATAAGGAGGGAAAACTAAGAGTGACGTCTAAAGACACCATAAGCCAGCGCACCGGTGGCATCTCTCCTGACATTGCTGATGCCATTATGATGCGAGCTTACTTTGAGCTGAATCGCAATTACACTAAGTATGCTTTTATCTAAAGAAAAGTGTAATCCATTACATTTATTTGTACTTAAAAGTGTCGCAAGTATAGTAGACTTTT